GGGTGTCGACCTGGTAGGAGTCTCAACTGCACAGTGGGGTATCGTGTCACAGACAACGGGTGTCACCCTGTCTGGTTCGACAGAAAAAACTGGAGCTTTGGGTTAGGTCGTTGACTTAACTACATAAATAAACCACACTCGGGGGCTATGACGACCAGTGCTATGAGCATGGCCGGAGTCGCAGCCTCCGAAACTCTCACCCCTGTCCAAAGGGTTGTGCCGGAGACTCCACCCCGACCCACCACCGTATATATTGTCGGCTTCGCACCGTCCTGGAACGAGACACCGTGGCAGGACCCTACGGCTCACTTCTGGGGGATGAATGCGCTACACAAGCTGGCACCGCCCGAAACCAAGTGGAACGCATGGTTCCAGTTGCATGACATCAAGGAGCATCACCCCAACGACATGGATGAACATGTCGCCTGGCTGGCCTCCCAGGAGATGCCCATCTTCATGTGGGCCGAACATATCGGCAGGTACCCCATCCCCAACGCTGTTCCTTTCCCCCGTGAGCAGATCAATGTCCACTTTGGGAGGTATTTCACCAACACAGTTTCGTGGATGCTCGCCTATGGCATCCTTGCCAACTTCCAGAAGATCGGGGTGTATGGCGTGGATATGGCGCAGGACTCCGAGTACGCCAACCAGCGTCCTTCATGTGAGTACTTTCTCGGATGGGCGCAGGGGGCCGGTATCGAGATTGACATTCCGAAAACGTCGGACCTGCTCAAGGCCCCATACCTCTATGGCTACCAAGATGGTGGCATGATGACAGTCAAGTACAAGGCTAGACTCAAGGAACTAGCTGAGCGCCGTGAAAACCTGGAGCGCCAACGTAACCAAGCTCACGAGGCTGCGCTGCAAGTAGCCGGTGCCATGGAGGATACCGGTTACTGGTTGCGGGCCTGGTCTCAGGAGGAGGCCCTGAAAAATGGCTAATAGCTCAGTTCGACTTCTGTCGAATACCACCTCAACAGGCTTCGGCCTTCCCGTGTCCATCGAACCGTCTCGGTTGTTCACCAACGTGATCTCAACCATTGCCGGGGCTACCGGCACCGGGTCATACCGGGTGCAGGGGTCGATTGATGGTGAGAATTGGGCGGACCTACTTTCTGCTTCGACCTACACGATCACACGGAGCCTTAACTCAACGTCAACGGCTTTGGTGACCAACCTGCGGGCCGAACTCGCCACCCACGTGACAGGCGCAGCGGTAAACATTTTCGTAGCATCGGAGTAACCGCATGTCAGTGTGGACCTACTCAGGCGATCCGTCGCTCAACTCACGTGACGCAGTTCGGTTCCTCATCGGAGACACTGTCGAAGCCGCCGCCATCTTCCAGGATGAAGAGATTGACTGGCTGCTCACACAAAACACCAACATCTATTTTGCTGCTGCCCTAGGAGCCGACGCAGCAGCAAGTCTGTTCACCGGCGCTAGTACCAGTGGGGGTGTGAAGACCAAGACTGTGGGCGCCCTGTCCATCTCCTACACTGATGACTCTGCCGTTGCCAGTGAGTTCAAGTCTCTCGGGAAGAGCCTCCGGGTCCGTGGCGCCGTCAATTCTGCCATCGAACCGTTCTCCGGTGGGATCTCCATCGCTGACAAAAAGAGGCTTGAGGACGACACCGACTGGAACCGGCCCAACTTCTCTTTCGGTATGCACGACAACCCGCAGGCCGGTCATAATCCTCTTCTATCCACTTCGACATGAGTTTCGACCCGGCTTTCCTCGAATTCATGCCTCACACGATCGTCGTCTACCCACTCACTGGGTTCGACGAGTACGCCGAGGCGAGCTTCTCGGCGTCGGGTTCCACCTATAGCGCCATGGTCGAGGAGAAACCTGACGTCATACGGTCGGCCTTCGGGGATGAGATAGTCTCATCTCACGTCGCCTATGTTGCGTCCACCTCCCGTATCGACCTTTCCTCCCGGGTGGTCCTCCCCGACGGTACTGAGCCGCCCCTGGTCCGGTCAGATGTCTTCAGCGACGAGGACGGGTTCCACCACAACATCCTCTTCTTCGGGTCGGGATCTGCCGGTGGCTAACCTCATAGGCGTTTCGGTCAAGATCACCGGGAACGACGACATGGGCGCCGCCATCGAGAACGCCCTCTCCCAGTTCGCCCCCGAAATGCTTGGTGTCATGGTTGAAGAGGGGGAGGAGATCATGGCCGCCTCCAAAGAGATCGTCCCACTCGACGACGATGTCCTCCGTCCTTCTGGTGGCCTCTACGGAACGGAAGAGGCACCCAACCGTGTCGCCGTCCTCCTCGGCTACGGGGGTGCCGCCAGTTCCTACGCCAGAGTCCAACACGAAACGCCACCCAATGTTTACTCCCACAGCGAGGGACGGACATGGAAATATCTGGAGCGGCCCGTATTCGACGCAGCCAAAACTATGGGACCCCGTCTGGCGTCCCGTTTGAGTGCACGAATTACGAGTCGTTTCGCAGGTGGTGGTGGCGGAGCAAGTGGTGGTGGCGGAACCTTCGGCAGCGGGGGTGACTGATGCCCGTCGGGTCAGAAATCCACGGGTACATTGTCCTCACGTCCACCCGGTTCGCTTCGGGTGAGTCTTCAACGGCCATCCCGCTGTGGATCAACAAGCACCCTCAGGGCCAGCCGGACACTTCGGTGGCCATCTTCGAGTCGGGTGGTGTCGGGCCGACCTACAATTTCACCGGGGTGACAGTCGTACGCCCCAACCTCCAGATCATCTCACGCAGTTCCGCCTATCAGACGGCCCGTGACAACGCTGAACACATCTGGCAGCTCCTCGCCTCAGTCACCGGCGTGAGTATCGCTAAGACTACCGCCGGTGGCACAACCGACTACATGACAGTTACGCCGCTACAATCACCTACCGACATAGGTCAGGATGCCGAGGCACGGTCACTGGTGACTTCAAACTACTCAATCGAGAAGGACCCGTCATGACGACGACGAGTTTCACTACTGGCCTGGGTGTTGCAGTACTACCCCCACTCGATACGGGACGCCCCTACACAGAGGTGCGATGTTTCAAATGTAAACGTCTCCTCATGAAGTGGCAGTACACCGGTCTGGCCAACGTCGAAGTGAAATGTCCCCGGTGTGGAAAGATCGACTTAATTCACCTCTCCACCAACTAACATCTAACCCACTGAGCGCCACGAGCGCCGTACGTGTACGTATAGGAGGAAGCCTATGCCTCTCGCAGGCCGTGGTGGTTCAGTCAAATTCAGCTCCTCAACAGCGGGAACCCCTGCGCTGGTCGGTGACCTTCGTGAATGGTCCCTCAACATCGAAGCTGACATGTTCGAGGTCTCGACCTTCGGGTCTTCAGGTTGGAAACAGTTCCAGCCGAACCTGAACGGTGCATCAGGCACCGTATCGGGGTACTTCAACGTCGAGAACTCCACAACTATGAAGGCGATGCAGGATCACCTGCTGACCCAGTCAACCGACCCGGCAACGATCGACCTACTTGTAGACGATACGGCCATGAACGGGTTCACAATGTCAGCCTGGGTGACTTCACTGTCCCCCGGAGCGTCAGTCGACGCCATTGTGCCCTTCTCAGCGAACATCACCGCTGAAGGTGCCGTGTCCTACAGCACAACTCTCTAGATAACTAGGAGGTTCAGTAGTGCCACTCGCAGGAAGAGACGCCGATGTCAAAGTGACGGCGGTAGTGCCGACATCGTCAACGGACGAGGCCGCCACTATTGCAGGCGACGCTCTTTCCGTTCAGATAAACGCTACGGGGCGTCGACACTGGGACCCCAACGGGGCGATCCTCGTCACTGCCAACGGTTCTACTGTCGGAGTCAGCACCTACACGGTTAACAATGTCCAAGGCATCGTCGAGTTCGCCACCACGCAGAATTCGTCTGCTGTGTGGACACTCGACGTTGAATACCTCACTGCCACCTCCGTAGCTGGAGGACGGGAGTGGGGTCTGACCATAGATGCGGACATGTTCGAAGTGTCCACGTTCGGTTCGTCCGGTTGGAAACAGTTCCAGCCGAACCTCAACGGTGCCAACGTGACGATTAGCCGCTACTGGAGCGACACCAATTTCACCGACTACCTGACGCTGGAAAGCCTCTTCGTAGTCGAACTGACCCCGAACACTGCGTCGGGGTCGACGTCAGCCCGATACGAAGGGTTCGCCCGTGTCGCATCGGCCAACCCCACAGCGTCCGTGGACGCCATTGTTGGTGAAAGCATCAACCTGGTTGTCGACGGGACGTTGTACTACACCACATAGGAGATTCATATGGCCTCTGAGCTAAAGAAATCCATTCTCGACTACGAAGACATCCCCGAGGAAACGATCGAGATCGAAGAGTGGGGTGGGATCAAACTTCTCATCAAAGGGATGACGGGTAAGTCTCGTGCCAACTTCCTCAAACGAGCATCGGACGACGACGGCAACATCGCCTACGACCGGTTCTACCCCGAGCTGATCATTGCGACGGTATACGACCCTGAATCTCAGGAACCCGTTTTCGAAGGGGCCGACCGTACCGCCCTCAACCAGAAGTCGGGTGCCGCCCTGGAGGCAGTAGCACGAGTGTCCCAACGCCTGTCGGGTCTCGGAGTTGAGGACGTTGAGGAAGCAAAAAAAGACTCCTCGGGGACAAAGAAGACCGTTTCTACTTAGAACTGGCCAGGACCCTGGGGATGACAAGAGACAAGCTCCTCAGGGAGATGCCGTCCGCCGAGTTGACAGATTGGATAGCCCTCTACGTCATTGAGGCCGAGGAGCGTGAGAAGGCCGAGTGGGAACGTAAGAGTAAGAGGTAGATAGTGGCCCTGCGAGTAGCTGAAGTTGAAGCCCTTCTGGTTTTCCAGGCTCAGGGTGCTGACGAGGCTGCCAATGCTGCCAAGACGGTAACGAGGGCGATGCAGGCCCTTAACGATGCCGCCAGCTCCACCACTGATTCGGTACAGGTCGCCTCCACCAAACTGGAGGAAAGTGTGGCGGCACTCGAACGTGTCAACATCGCCACCACTCAACTCCAGAGTGAATATCTTTCCGCTGGGAAGTCAGTGGCGGAACTTGGCACCCAGATCGAAGCCACCACCCAGAAACTTGATGCCCTGAAGTCGGGGACACTAGAGGCAAATGCAGAAATGGGGAGAGCGGAGCAGGTCGCAAGGGGGGCCGCTCAACTTTATGGTGACTTCCAGGCTGTCCTCGATAGGGCCACTACGACATTCGACGCCTTGGCGAGAAGTGCCGGGATGTCAACTGAAGAGTTCCGAAAGTTTATCGAAGCGTTGCGGGATGGTGGGACGACGGCTACCCAAACTGGCGGGAGTATCAACAAACTCGAAGCGGAGCTGAAAGGCCTCAACGAGGAGATGAGGGTGGTGTCCGGCCAGAAACTAAACATCGCCGGGGCACAGGTCGACAAGGATGTTACGTCCCTGAACCGGGCACGTGTAGCTGTCGGGGAACTGGCCCCCGCCACACGAAAGGCGGAGACCGGTCTCAAGGGACTCGTCCGTGGAATGGCCAGTTCACGTACCGGAATGTCCGGCCTCATCTCCCTTTTCCGTGGCGGGGGTCTGACAATGGGAGTCCTCACACAATCCATTTTCCAGGCCGCCTCATCGTTCGGGGTCATGGGTGTGGCTATCGGTATTGCCGTTCTTGTCACGGTCGGCCTGATCGCAAAAATGGCCAGCGTCGCCGACGCACTCAACATGGTCAACCCAGCCGCCCTTGAACTTTCCGCCAACCTTCAGGACCTAGCCGGGGTCGACCTGACCGGACTGGCCACACAACTCGACGGTATCCAGAACCGTCTCGCATCCTTCGGGGCTGACAATGTCGAAGGGGCTTCCGTAGCTATCGCACAGATGGGGACGAACCTGGCGCTCCTCGACAACGTCGCCAACAATGCCGAAGCCGGGGTCAAGGCCATCAGTAGTGCCATCGAATCTATCAGCCCTGAAGGTCTCCGAGATTTCGGTGTCCCCGTAGATGAGATCAAAAAGAAACTGGCCGAATTGGGGAACGTATCTGAGGGCGAGCTGCGTACCGAACTGGTCCGCCTCGTCAACGAGTTCCTCAACACCAAATCTGTAATGGAGGAGGTCGCCGCCACAGCCGAACGTGAACGTAACACCTTTGACGCCCTCAAAACTGATATCGGGGACCTTTGGAAAGAGGCCGCTAACAACGAGTTCGTCAAGACCGCCATAGCGGATCTGGTAACGGCCCTCCGTGGTCTTTTTGTAGCCCTCTCACCTCTCCTCAAACTGCTCGGTCTCTTCACGGGGGCACTCGTCAAACTGGTAACACTCGGACTTCAAGTCGTGGTTCGCTGGGTCCTCGCCGTGGCC